ACTGAGGTTGAAGGAGAAGGACATTCTGCTCACCGACCGATGGCGAGCAAGAAGAAGGCGACAGTTCAGAGAGGAAAAGGACACGGAGTCGACAGTGCCGTTTACGACATAGCCGACGCAGTGTGGAACAGTTGCTTCTTCGGACTTACCGCACCCAGTGGTGACGTCATTACGCATAGCATAGTCACAGGAAAGGAAGCCATTATACCGCGTCACGTGCGGGAAGTGGTACGACAGGCTATAGCGAAGAAGGACATCGACGCTACCACGATCTTCACGTTTAGGCCTGTGTCCGCGCCTGGGATGACCGTTGAGAACGGCTTTAAGGTGCGGGCAGATCAGATAGCCAATGCGTGGAGTGAAGGGTTGTGGGAGAAACGCGACCTTGCGTTCCTCGTCTTGCCTATACAGAAACGAGCAGACATTCGGAGATACCTCTTTTCAGAGAAGGATCCATACCTCAACGGCGACGAGCAGGATATTTTGCTTCTCTTGGAGCGCGCTAAGAACCCGGGCCACCAGCTGATGGTTAAGGTCCTTGGAGAGTGCTTCTATGAGAAAAATGTTTATGACGTCGGAGGTGTGGATTACAGGTCGGAGCGAGTTGTTCAAATAGATTCAGCTCTGCCTGGTTCTGGGGATTGTTGTTCACCATATTTCGTTATTGCGCCCGACTCTGGAGGAAAGAAATTGTTGGCTTTGCATATAGCCGGCAATGAACAGACCTGGAGTTTGGGTACGATCTTTTCGAGAGAGATGTACGACACTATGGATGGCATGCGTCGTAAGGACGAGCGTGTCTTCCCAGAACTGCCACCTACCGCAACCGGTCACATGAAGTTGGCCTTGGACGGGCGCGAGACCCCGAGTGGGGGCGCGTTCCAACCTATTGGTCGATTAATCAAGCCGGTGTGGCAACCGTGGCAAACGGAACTACGAGAAGCCTTCGAGGGAAGGGAGTGGTGCGAGCGAAAGCTTGCGCCTGCCCCGATCTCGAAGAAGGAGGCATTTCATAAGGCGGTGGAGTCGTATGGGAAACCGTACACCCCGTTGTCGGAGGAAGACCTCAAGATGGTGAAACTAGCCTGTCAAGGCTGGTTATCATCAGCAGAGAAAGCCGTCAAGAACAAGAAACAAGTCCCTAGAAGGGTCCTGAGCGATAAGGAAGCAGTGTTTGGTGGTGAGAAGGGCTCCGCTCTTGGAGAACTTTTCACTGCAATGAACTTTGCAACGTCACCTGGAATCATTATAGGTGAGGAGATCAAAGGACCTGGAAAGAAGGAATTTTTCTATCGGACGGCCGATGGAACAGATGTGATCACGGAGAAAGGAGAACGATTATTGAATCGGGTTCGCCTTCAGGTAGCAATGCTGAAGAAGGGGATCCGTCCATTTTTTGTCTTCCGTGATTTCCTCAAAGATGAGTTACGAAAGAAAGCGAAAGTTGCAGCGGGCATGGCTCGGTTCATTTCTGGCAGTCCCCTTGACTACCAGATTTTGTGCCGCATGTACTTTGGCGCGTTTGCAGCATTTGTACAACAAGGATATACGCGCAATGGTACTGCCATCGGCATGAACCCATTCCACGGAGATTGGCATCAATTTGCCGAGATCCTGCGGAAGTACTATAAGTTCAATGCCGGTGATTTTGCCCGATACGACACGTCACTCCACCCGGAGATTATGTTGGCAATTTGCGACATGATCAACAAGTGGTATGACGATGGAGAGGAAAATGCAGAGATACGGAAGTTGTTGTTCCTGGAGGTAGTGAACTCGAGACACGTCTTTCTGGACGTTATCTACGAGTGGCACGGTTCTGAACCTTCGGGGCATCCGCTTACCGCAATTCTCAATTCGATCTATACGAGCATCTTTTTCCGTCTCGTCTTTGGTCACAAGAATCCCCGTGGGAAGTGGGCGATCGTTGAATTTGACGATCACTGCTACTTCATGGGGATGGGGGACGATCATGTCCAAGCCAATGATGAGTATGCCGCGCAGTTCATGACACCGATCAACGTGAAGGAAATTGCGGAGAGATATGGAATGAGCTACACGACGGCAGAGAAGGAAGAGGTGAACGAAAACACCCCCTTGCTGGACTTTGAGAATGTCACGTTTCTGAAACGTGGTTTTCTCTATGGTCCGGATTTTGGGGAGTGGTGCGCCCCACTTGCACTGGACACCGTTCTCGAGATGGCCTTATGGAGTCGCGGGGACACGGAATTGGAGCGCACACGCAATGTTCAACAGACCTTCGATCACGCAGTGGTGGAGTTGTCCCTTCACCCGAGAGAGGTCTTCAACAAGTACGCACCGTCCATGTTTACAGCATTCAAGGAGGTCTACAGGTTCTCGTACCCGATACAAGATTACGAAACACTTCGTCAGAAGAGTCGGGACAAGGACTTCGCCCCAGGAGGATGGTGAGTACCAAGCTGGCAGGGGTTGGCCACCCTTGCCTAAGAAACACGCGCCGACGGACCTTTGGAATTTTCTGTCCCAGGCAGCGGGCTGTGGTGGGCTATTTAGCCGGCGGCACCACGGGAGCAGCCCTCCCAAGTCTTATGACGCCACGAAAACCCCCAGGCGGATGGTTTTACCCGACCAAACCGCATTGGTGTAGTAAAGGGGTAGCTTCATCAGCACCAGAAACGAACAATCCGGTCACCGCTAAGGCGGAACCGACCGAGACACATGTCACGACAGTTGAGAACAACGACAGGCAGGTTGTCATGGCCAAACCAGAGTTGCCCATAAGTTTGTCACTGATTGAGTCGTCATCGACTCATTTTGTGCAGGACAGTATCAAAGATTTCCTGCGCAAGCAGATAGACTTGGGCGAGTTTGGGATTGGCACGGCAACCACAGGCATTGTTGCGTCGTTCAGGGTTCCTGAGGATCTTCTACTTCCCATGTATACGGACAAGTTGAATGGTTTTCACGGTTTCAGACCGAACAAGACCGTTTTTCAGATCATGTCCAATGCGAACGAGTTTCAGCAAGGGAGGTTGATAGCCTTTTGGCACCCATTTCGGCAATTCATGCCATCGTCGTTGCGCTCGGCGCGCGAGAACTCCTTGACAACGATCACGCAGATGCAGCGTGTGGAGATGGATATCAACTGTGATTCACAAATGCAGATTGAGATTCCGTGGGTTTCACCATCAAGCTTTTACAATTTGATTGCCCCTGGTGGTGGGCTAGCTGGCAGCGATAATATCGGTACACTGGTCATTTACGTGTACGCTCCGTTGAAGACGGGGACTGGCAGCAATGCCTATTCCATCAAGATCTTTGGGCATTTCGAAGATGTTGAATTGGTGAATCCCACCGTTAACACCATCACGGTCACTAGTGAGGTCGCAACGAGGAGAGCGATGCGCGTCGGTCGTGGACACATGAAGACGAACATCAAGAAGAAGAAGGGAAAGGAGGAATCGCACACGGGACCCATTTCTGGGCCTTTGTCCGTGATCTCGAGTGTAGCTACAGTGGCAGGCGCCATTCCGATCTTGACTGAGATCGCAGCGCCCGTCGCTTGGATTGCCGCGCTTGGTGCAAAGGCAGCCGCGACATTTGGCTATTCAGCGCCTCGTGTGAATGAGGTGATGTTGGGCCAACCACGCGTTACATTGTGCCAGTTCGGTAACTCGGATCATCCGGTGCAAAACGTCAAAGCTCTAGCTCTTACGTCGTCAAACCAGGTTCCCTGGGTGGCGTTCGCAGGAACAGCAGAGGACGAGATGGCCCTGCTTTACTTGATTCGCAAGAAGGCGTGGGTTGGAACGTTCAGCTGGACGACATCGGATTTGCAAGGACAAGACCTGAAGGATTGGGTCCTAGCACCGTTCACGTGGGAACTCGTGCAGAGTGTTGGACCGAGTGGCACAAATGTTCTAGCTGCGCCACCAGTTTCTTTCCTCGCCAACCTCTTTGCTTACTACAGAGGTTCTTTCGAGATGACGTTCAAGTTTGTCAAGACGATGATGCACCAGGGCAGATTGGTAGTGGCCTTCTACCCTGGTCTTACAGCCGCGGGCCCTACGCTCGAGGATTCGTCGTTTGTGCACAGACACATCATTGATATAAGCGAGGGAAATGAGTTCACGCTCAAGTTCCCATACACATACCAGACAGCGTTCGTGAATACGGAGGTGTCCTATGGGGTGATGTCAATTTACGTTTTGAACGAGTTGACAGCCCCCAGCACCTGCTCAAGCACGATCGATGTTCTGATGGAAGTCTCAGGAGGTGAAGACTTCGAGTTTGCGTTCCCCAGAACGAAATTGATTTCCCCTTACATAGCAGAGGGGTTCGCGGACCCACAACCAAGACCTCCACGTGCAGAGTTACGTGGTAAGGGCCACATGAATGTTGAGGCATGCAAAATTACCCCACCGGTTGGTGTTGGTAATTCCAGTCCTTCGTCGCAGAGTACAAAACCAGCGGCGATGTGTATTGGAGAGAAGATCATGTCGATCCGACAATTGCTTCAAGTGTTCACACAGGCTCAAATCATTACGACCAGTGCCGTCGGCCGAATTACGGTTCGTCCGGGAGTCCCAGGGTTGATGAGCGCTTCGGGCGCCGTCTTCACTGGTTCAGACCTTGCCGAGGACTACTGGTCCATCTTTGCACCCATGTACGCCTTTTGGAGAGGCGGCATGCGATTGTTCTTCACCGCGAACGCAGCGAATGCAAACTGGTTCGCGGCGCAAACGGGTACTTGCTGGTTGGATTCTACTTCAGTGGCTGATGCAGTCACATATCCAGCAAACTCGAATGTGCCGCAACTAGCGCGCATACAATTAGAGGCGAGGAGCATGAATGGCGGATTGTTAGCAGAGGTCCCTCAGTACGGGAGGGTTCCTTTCTTTCTAGTTCGCCCAAACTATCGTACGACACTCGGTGGGACGGCAGTCCTGTCGACGAACGATCTATATGCAAACCAATGTGGTGTGACCTATCTGGACACTACAGCGACGACACAAGTCGCGGTTTATCGTGCGATAGCAGATGACACCCAGTTAGGGGGTTTTGTGTGTGTTTTACCCTACGTAAAAAACATACCTATGCCGGCGATCGAGCCGGTTAAGGGAGACGTTAGCTTTTCGTCTCCCCTTCCTATATCTACAGCGGACATACCGTCCGCGCCTAAGTCCACAGTTACGAGTGGACCCCTGGTGGCCCCAGGAGCGGCGCGGAATTGGGCTGTTCACCGCACAGCTGTAGCTCTTTAGGTGGGTACAGAAAAAGCCCTAGGAGGAGTCGGGTTAGAGGGACTTCACATGAAAAGTGTGTAGGCCGTAAGTTGTGAGAGGCGGGATTGTTCCGCCCACGGCTAACTTTGCCGTTCCGTTTGAATCGAAAGATATGACGGAGGCCGCAGTAACTAGCGGTTCATTTGAAAGATGACGGTCAGCGAAAGTGTGAGCGAGGTCCCTGACCCCCCACCTCCTTTTTCTAAG